GCCTTGGCCATCTGCTTGGTAGCTTGGACCTTGGCTGAAGTGAGCTGCTTGGTGCTGTCCACCTTAGACTTCGTGGACACGGCACCCTGCTTTATCTGCTGCTTGTGGGCTTGTTCGTTATGCTGGAGGCTCTGCTCGCCCTGCTGTTTCTGGAGGGCCATCTGCTGCCGGCCTTGAGCAATCTGGGTGGCCCCCTGCTCCCGCTTGACGGCTAGGTCAACCTGAGACTCCTGAGTCTTGAAGGCCATATCCATTTGATGCTCTTGAGCCTTCATCTGAAGCTCTTGCTTCTTGATTTCTAGCTCAGCCTTCAGCTTCTCAATCTCCATCATAATCTCCATCTGGCTTTGGTGGAGGTCGATCTGGGCAGAGCGTTCTTGGGCCTGGGCGTCCATAGACAGCTTCTGTTGCTCCATCTGGTGCTCCATTTGAAGCTCCATCATGGGATTAGCCTGGGCCTCAGCCATCAGCTTCTGGGCTTCAGCTTGGGTTTTCTGAAGTTCCGCTTGCTGCATCTGAGCTTGAATTTGTGCTGCGGGGTCACTTGGGTCCTTTTCTGGGATGAACAATTCTTCTGGACGCTCCATGTCGTGCAGCTCACACCAGCGCTTCATGGCTCCATTAACGGGGGTGAAGTCGCCAGTCATCTTGCCGTAGTCTGCCATCACAGGCAGCCAGCGTCCCATGTATTCTTGGAAGTTGTCTATGTCTCGGTCGCGGTTGGGTCGGCGGACACTGGAGGCCTCGATCTGGAACCGCATCTGGCGAACCACCTCTTCGTGGTCAGCACTCTCAATGAACTTCTGCCAGAGCATAGACCCGCCCTGACCGAACAGGGGAGTCACGTCCTTGGCTTTCACGAACATCCAGGCAAGCATGGCCTCCATACTGGCAGCACGCCCTTGCCAAGCCACGACCTTCTTCTGCATGAACTCAGGCCGGACACCAAAGGCCTTCTGCTTAGCCTTCACGTCCTCTGCGGTGCGGCTCTGCGTGTTGCTGGTTCCGTAAGCCCCTACCTCAGTCAGGCCGGTTCGCTTGTCAAAGGCGTCGGATAGAAGCTGAAGGACCTGCCAAGCGTCCTGATTGACCTCATTACACTCGATCAACTGGATGACCTTCTTGATATCATCCCCAGCTCCAGGCGGGATAGCGAATACCGTCTGATCGTCCCCCTCGTCCAATACCTTCTTCATGTCGTCATGGTACTGACCTAGGACGGCCCACATCTGTCGGCTGGATTGCCACGTTCGGTTAACGAGCCAAGATACGATGGCGTTGATTGCCTTAAGTTCTCCGAGGGCCGGCGCGAGCGGTGGGACTCCATACGGACTGTCCGGGTCTTCATAGAAGATGAGGGACTCATAAGGCCAGCGGCTATCCGTCCACCAGGGGACGGGCCATTCAAAGCAGTCCCGAACTTGCTCCGGGGTTGCGCCTTTTCGGATAACATCCGACGGGCAGTTGAGAGGATAAGGGCAATCTGGGCAAATGCAGATATAGGCATAGTCGCCTACCGTTTGCTCTAAAGTGGATTTCAGGAAATCGGGCATTCCCGTCATGCGGGAACCTACCCCTAACTTGGAGAAAACCTCATACCAGACAACCAAGTCATTAGTTTTTCCGGCCTGTCGATCCGATGTAGCTCGCCCGGCCTGACTCTGTGTCTCCGAGAAATGCCAGCTCGATTCCAGAGATGCCTTTCCCTTGAGGGAGTTAGGTGGGAGCTTGAATCTACGCTCTACCTGCCAGTGGGGCTCGACGTGCCGAAGGGCCATCCACTTGCATTCGCTTGCTGTTTTGAAGTCAGCATCGTAGATGATGTCTTGCGGGGGCTTTCGGAAGCAGCCTGTGAGCGTTCGGTCGGAAGAGGGGAAGTTGTAGATAGAGGGCCAAAGAGCCCCATGCCCAAGCAGCATGGCGTCTAGGGTGGCCATCTCGTTGTGGTATTCTAACCCACCTGCCGGCATCTCCCTGGGTGTGTAGTTGAGCCACCCTTCCATTAGGGTCGAGATAAGGCGGTCCTTACCTTGATCCATCTGGGCAGCCATTTGAAGCTGCTGGAACATCTGAGGATCAGCCTGGATCAGCTCTTGAGGAATATCTAGTATCCGACCTGGGGTAGCCTTCCGGTGGGGCGTATCCCAGATGAGGTTAGGACCAATAACAGCCACATACTCGAAGGCTTTATTGATTGTTACCCTAAAGCGAGGGGCCTTCACCCCCCGCCAGAACTTCTTAGTAAAGTCCCCGTCCCACATGGCGGCGGCGGACTTGTTGTAGAACATAATACATTCGTTGCCAACCTCAGTCCACCGCTTGCGAGCAGGAGAGCCTAAGGCGCCCTCTATTTTGGCGAGCCAGCCGGTGACAATGGGACGCAGGAATTCATTCCCTGCACTGAGATCGGCGCCGTCGTACATGCTGGCTCCAGGTTAGGCTAGTGAGACGGAATAGGTTCCGGGGGCTTAACCTTACCGGCGAACCGCTCAGCCTGCTTTTGGGCAAATAGCTCAGCGTTCTTCTTGGCCGACTCCTCTGCCTTCCGAAGGTTCTCCTTGCGTCGTTCAATGTCTTCGTCGAACAACTCGTAGTGTTCCTTTGGAATCTTGACTCCGGGGATGTAGTCCCAGGAACCGCAGCGGTAGGTGGTCGGGTTATTGGTTTGGTCGTGAATGGGGCTATTCACATGATACACTGCCGTCTTGTGTTGCGGTAGCGCATTCGGCTTAAAAATGACCAGTTTTAGCCGGCCGGCCCCCTCTACACCCACCACCTTAGCGGCGAACGGGAAGGCCTTATCACCGTACTCAAACCACTGAATATCCCCATAACTGATCGGGGCAGTGGGCAAACGACGGGATTCGTCCTTCGCAATGGCGTTCCAAGCTACTTCATTCATACGATTACTCCTGGCTTTCTGGGGGTTCAGACGGGGCATCATCTACCCCACCTCGGGAAATCCACTCGTTAACCACCCCCCAACGGGAGTAGAAGTTACCATTGCCAGTGGCGTACCCCATAGTACGACCGTCCGGCTCCTGTCGAGTGACAAATATCTGCACAGCATCAAAGCGGAACATGAGCTTCTTGAGGTACTCTTCCACGAACTGCTCGTCGTGGCGCTGTATCTCTTCATCGCTCATCATCCCCTCTTGGCCGTCATCATCTACGTTCATGCTCGTTCTCCTGGTCCCATGTGCGAGTATCCTCCCTGATCCTGCTCCATCAGCTTCTTCTGCATAGCCTGGGCCGAGTGATACGCAAAGCTGCCCTGACTTCTTGCCACGGCAGGTTCGACGTAGGCTGTTCCGTCTCTAAACCGCTCTGAGACGTACTGACATAAATACTCCAGGGCCGCCATACAGTCGTGGACTCGCTCATTGGCGGGATCGTCCATCGGGACTGGGCGGCCCTGGTGATCCTTAACTTCCTTCTTCCTATAGCTGAAGAATTCCTTCTGAAGTTGAGGGCACTTGTTCGATATAAGTAGTTGCGGGTAGCCGCCTTGCATCGGCTCTAGCATCCTACGGACAGTACGGCGGCGGAGCTGCTTGTCGTTACTGCCACGCATAAACCCCGACCCGGTGAGGCGACTCATAAGCCCCCGTTGCCGGAACTCAGCCTCGTAAGTGGCAAAGACCGTTTGGTCAGCCCCTACTGTCGTTTGTCTGCCTACCATTTGATCCATAATGAATGCTTCAAATGTAACAGTTCCGACCTCGGTACGCAAGGCCTCTGACAGCATTGATGGCGTATGTTTCTTCGCCACCAGCTCAGCTTCTACAATCAACCTATCCCCCATATCCACACCTAGCCATTCTGGAGGAGGGACCACTCCCACCAATACGGCTGTTCGGGTGTGGCTGGGGTCGATAGCAAGATAGCGAGTCCAGGAGGACGGGAACCTCTTTTCCAGACTCAGCAGCTTCTCTAATACAGCAAACGGGTTGGTAGGCCGTTCTATCTCTGGCTTAGGACGAACGACGTGTACGTGGGAGCCAAAGTCGTACATCTGTCGGCCCGAGATAAAGGCGGTGATATCGCCTCTATCACGATGAGCCTCGTCGTCGTCATCATCCATACGGGCCAGAGCTTCCGCAATGCCCCGCTTATCTGAGTAGGGGTTCTCCGAGCCAACTAGCTGGACCAGCTTAATCGGCGGGTCTTCTTCATCTTCGTGCTTCTTGCCTCGCTCAATGGTCTTAATGAGGGCCTCATTAGCTACCTTAGGCCACACGGACCACAAAAACCATCCGCGTCGAGTCGAGAGCCGATCTTGCCATTCCTTCAAGAACTCGGCGTTAGCCGTATCTTCATCCAGCCATATGCCATCTACCGCATCACCCTGCTTAGGGTGGTCGCCAGTGGTAGCGTAGGCGCAGATCGTGGCCCCGTTAGTGAGTCTCACAGCCTTGAAGACATTGCCTGCCGCTGACTCCATATGCCAGCTATCTGGCACGATGACGTGGTCGCCGAACATGGGCGGCGACAGCAGGCTTTCGTCATACCGAGACTCGTCGGTGTTGGGATTGTACGCTCTCCATCCACCCTTACCGTCAGCAATAATGCGGAAGTCACAGCCCAGGCCTGGAGAGAATAGCCGGTGGTACAGGGTCTGGCCAATATGGTCGATGTTGAGGCCGATGACCCAGAATAGCTTAGGGCTTTTCAGCGAGGAAGCACGGAAGCGAGACTTGATCTTTGTGCCATCAGGTCGAGTGATAGGAATCCCAAGAACACGGCTCCCGAAGGCCATTGTCGTCGCCAAAGTCTTCCCGCTATTGTGATGCAAGACCCCGCAGAGTTCATAGTTCCCTGTAGCAGCCACCTCAAAATCCCAAACAGTACACTTGCCAATGTATTTCATCTCCGTTACAATTACCTCCTTTGGTTCTTCCAATGGAGTATTTAGCGATGGCGAAGCGATGGTCGTATGAGTGGGACAGGGAAGTTCTTCGTAGGCTGTATGAGGATGAACGAAAGACTGTGGAGGAGATTGGGCTGATCCTGGGTCGGGCGAGTAAGTTGGTGAATAAGTGGTGTAAGAAGCTGGGGATTCAGATGCGTCCCCGAGGGCAGAAGTTTGGCCCTGAGCATAAAGGATGGAAGGGCGGTCGGCGGATTGATAAAGATGGATACATTCTGACTTATGCCCCAGACCACCCTGCTGCACACCCGCGAGCGAAGACTGTTCGGGAACATCGCTTAGTAATGGAGAAAGTGCTAGGCCGCTATCTGCTTCCTGAAGAGGTGGTTCATCACAAGGACGAGAATAAGCAAAATAATCACCCTGACAATCTCGAACTCTTTGCAACGAACCGCGACCATCTCGCGGAAACCCTGAAGGGAAAGGTGCCGAACTGGACACCAGAGGGGCGAGCCCGAATGTTGCTTGGAGTGCGAAGGCCGCGCCAACAGGCATCCACCCCCACGTCGTCAACACCTGATGATTGTGTGTAGCGTCAAAGGTGTGGCCGTTGCTAAGGGTGATCTGGTAAAAGTCGTCTGAGCCCTTAGTGAACGGCCTTCCAGCCGCCACAACGATCTTCTCGCCCGTGGTTGGACTGCGGCTCATCACATGGAATGGGCCGTCAATTGTGTATAGCTTGCGGCTCTTACCGACAACGGGGTCATATATCTCGGTATATCCAGCAAGACACCGCTTCCCGCCCACAACTATAACTTCAGACGCCTGAGACTCGTGGATAGCCAGCTGCTGGTCTGTGGGGCAGTACACCCGCAGTGGATGCTGCTCCCGAAGCTGAAGCTCTTGGAGCCCCCGCTGGAGTGCGTCTACCTCGAACTTAAAGGGATTGCTAGCCATTCCACCACGGCTTAGTAAAGACTTCCTCGATTGTTCCACCGCTCCCCACGTGAACGATGGTCACTATCAGTGTGAGGATAATAACAGCAGCCCAAGCGAGAGGCCAGAGTAGGCATATGCCAATGAAGTACCCGAGCCCCTCTGAGTCATTGATCTTTCCGTCAGCACTATGAATAGCTGACCATAGGAGGAGTGCCGTGATTACCACGCCAGCAATGTATATCCGAAGAGCTAGATTCATTTCCGCACCCCACACGCCATAGCGTCATCATCATCTTCCCCTAGCACGTTCTTAATAGCCTTGGCCTTGGCTTCATCTGCCATAGCCTCCGTGGCCAGGGCCATTAGCTTGATCTTCAGCGTAGCCCGGAG